CGCGCGCGGGTGTGCCTAACCCAGTATTGCACGAGTCCAACCTAGCGTCAAGTGTATTGGATGAGTCTCATGCGACGCATGAAGGGGTGATGAGTCTCTGTGAGTCTTAGGCTGAGATCAGGCCGAAGGGGGGTATACCTGTGTATGTATGTAAGTACGCTAGAAAAAATGTATATGTATGTATTACATTGGGTGGGCACACTCGGGTAATTGGCCGCTTTTAAATGACACAAGATACACCGTTTAAATTTAAAATCGGAGATAGAGTCGCTGAAAAACCGTGCCTTAAGCTAAACGTTTGCAATAGACGCAATAAAGAAGCAATAAAAAGATTCAAAGAAGGCGAAGGTCAGCGCTATGGAGTTGTAGTAAGTATGTCAGTACATAAAAATGCTAGGGGGAGTAAGAGAAAATTTGTTGAAGTTCTGTGGGATGGCAAGCAGTCTCCAAGCCTGCATGAACAAATGAGGCTGTGCCTGGCCAGTGAGATTGTGAGTGAGACTCACTCGGGGGTGCAGGCTATTGGTTAAAAGCTATGTGTAATCAGAAAGGTTGAGCCTAAGTTTGTACATCGCCTTTTTTAAAAGTGCGGATACACAATGACGGGATAAGCCCAGGTTATGGGCAATTTGTTTTTGGCTGAAACCGTCTACGTATAAGCCTTGTATAATCTGCTGTTCAAGCGAAGTAAGTGAATACACGGCTCGGTTAACCAGCTCGTAGGTTTCGTTGGCCTGTGCGTTAAGTTCGGGGTCTTCAGATGTGGCTGGTTCGGTATTTGTTAGTACGTCCATTAAAGGAGCATCGTAAAGATGGAATATAGTGTCAGTAGAAAGACAGGCGGAACGAGCACAAATTGTTAGTGTTTCATAAATACGTGATGGTGGTACATCAATGAGCTTACTTACTTCAGCAATAGTAGGTGCGCGATAGTTTTCTGTGTTGAACACAGCTATAGCTCTTTTTATCTTAGATGCAGTATCTTGTATGTTTATAGGTAGCCTAATTGTGTTAGCTGAATTATAGATGGCGCGTGTTATAGATTGGCGTATCCACCAATAACTGTAAGTGCTAAAAGCGTAACCGCGAGTAGGGTCAAAGAGTTCAATACCGCGAATAAGTCCAATACTTCCTTCTTGGATCAAATCGTTGAGGCTAAGCCCTCGGTTTTTGTAGCGTTTAGCAAGGTGTACGACTAACCTCAAATTAGTCGTTACCATAAGATCGAAGGAGCGTTTCCCACGGCGGGCGATGCGAGAAGGCGCCGCGTTACGATCAGGCTCGGACGCTCCGGGTGGTGTGTACTGAATCCACGCTTGAATGTTATAGGCGTGTCTAAGCTGCGCTTCTTGTGAAAGAATCGGGTAACGGGCGATAGCTCTGAGATAGTGGGATATGTTATCCGACATAGCGCAAGTGCAGACTTACGTAGTATGCGGCAACTTGCATCTGAATAGCTAAGCGCCCTGGTTAGCATTTAAAATAGCGAGTTCCACGTTTAGCTTGCGGTGGAGGTCTTCAATAGAGTTGTTATTGTTAATAATAGTGGAAAAGGCGATAGAGTAATCGTTAGAAGGATCGTCAAAATGACGTAGGTGGTCTAAGCCGCCCTCGGAAGAGTGGGTGTTCATTGAAGCTGCATTGGGTCGTTCAACTTTCCAGAGATGGCCCCCTAAACGGCTAATTAGAGAGGCTTCGTTCTCAAAACGGACATCATCCACCACAATATTAGTAGCGCCGTCAGCACTTAAAACCAAGTAGCGGGATAACCAACAGCGTAGCCAAATATCAGGGTGAATACACTGACGGCCCCACTCGGTGCCTAAAGTCTGTAGTAGCTGGCGGACATCTATAGTACTAGCTAGCTCGGGTACAGGTGCGTTTTTTGTAACGTGTGTCATGTGGTAAGCTTCATCGGGGCTGTAACCGAACTCAGTTAATAACACATTGGTCATGCTTTTAATGGGTGAAGCAAAACTCAACAACGCAAAGCCGTGGGATTGAACAAGAAAGTTAGCTACGGTAGATTTACCGGAACCGAGAGTAGAAGAGTAAAGCGCAATTAGCATAATTAAGAGGAGAAAGAAGATGAAAGCTGTAAAATTAACCAGGTATAAATGTGATAGGCTGCCTCTCTATACATAACGGGTGGAGTAGTACCGTTGCTATCAGGATCACCCATAGTGTTCCATAATAGCTGTGAAATACAAGCGGTATTAGCTTTGACTACATTAGGTTGTTTTAAATATAGAGTAAGAGCTAATATGGTATGAGTAGCCGTAGTGTCAGGATACTCCCCGAGTGTATCAATTAAATAAGTGTAGATCTCACAGCTAAAAGGATTATTAGGCTCATACAAGTCGTCTAAAGATAGTCCTAATTTTGTAGCGCGCTGCATGATTAAAGAGCCAACAAGAGCATCTCTAACAAAAGTTTTAAGTGAATCGGATGGCTGATCTGTCATGCACGCGCTCGGGTAAAGCGTTTAACACGAGACTCGAAATGCAACATGTACTGCTGTAGCTCACGAGCGTTTAATTCCTGAATTTGAGGTGGTTCGTCCGGTAGAGCCACGACAATAAACGCTCTTTTAATGTCGAGGCCTTGCGGTTTATAAACGTAGTTAGCGGCAGCAGTATAAGCGGCGACCTGTAGAGAATACTCGTACATTTTTACCGGGTTGCGTAGTTTATCTGCGGTTTTCCAATCAAGCAAAGAAGGTTGAGCTTCGTCGTCGTCCATGTACGCAATACAGTCAAACGCTCCGGCATAGCGTAAAGGATGGTATACGGAACCCTCGGTAACTAGAGGTTTTCTAATGCGGTTAAGAAAGCTACGGGTACTCTTCCAGTAAGGTGTGTTTAGGTAATCAAATACAGGTTCAGTGCCGTCAAGTAAGTAGCGTTCAATGGCATCGTGATGGCGTGTGCCTCTAAAGCTAGCTAAATTGCATATGAAATCAGCTCGGTCTACGCCAACAGATTCACGCCATAGTTGAAGTCCCGTTTGGTCCTTAGTGCGACTTAGAATAGTAGTTACTGAACTACAAAGACCTAATGGTGTCTGATAGCTACGGTTACCCTCATTGTGGGTACGTACAAGCTCGTATTTAGGCAGTGCGGTAATAAGATCATTCGTCATAAGGCACTCCCTCGATAGGTTGTAGCAATGCGTTAGCGTCGCATTTAAAAATCTCCATTAGGTCTGAAAGCACATTGGGGTCAACAAGCTTTGTGCGGCCACTAGCCATACGGCCTAAAGAATAAGGTGAAACACCGGAGCGCGCAGCTACGTCACGTAATGTGAGTTGGGTACGAAAAAGATGAAAACGAATGTTGCGCCCAAGTATTTGAGTTGGGGTCATTGTGGTTTAGGTTATGTAAAAAAGGGGGAGTTGTTAGCTCCCCATAAAGTTAAAAAGAAGTAGAGCTAAAAGGGTCCTCGCGGTCGTAAAGACGAGTTAAGTCGCATGTCAGCTCGTCAAAGCGGGCTTGTAGCTCCGGTTTGACGGGTTTAGGTGGTGCAGCTACAAGGCTGTATTTGGTGTTTATACCGTCTCCGTTTTTGCTGATCTTAACATCGTAGTTACGAGGATCACCATATTCTTCATCGTACATGTACTTAAATAAAAGGTCCATCAAAGTCCTTTGTGTGATTTGAAGGATTTTGAAATCATCAGAAATATAGTCATAGACTACAGCTGCAAGAAAACGCTTAAGCGGCGTGCGGCCAGGCTGCTGCTTAATGTTGGCAGGTAGCTGCTCGGGTTTCTGCTCCCAACGAATGGGCTCGTTAGCTTCGGTCCAAGCTTCATAGCCTGTTATACCGCTACCAAAAAAGCGCAGACGTGTCTCTTCGGTGAGTTTGGCTGGGTTTAAATACCGACCGGCGCTAGACGACTCTTGAGAAATCTCTTGGATAACTGCTTGTGGGAGAAAAGACGACATGTGGTGAAGCTACACGAAAGTGGATGAGGTGAAGGAAACGGTGCTCTGCTCCGTCTCATGAGCGTATGGTACCGGGTAAGAGCACGTTTGTCAACAATGTAATGAATTTTGCAAAACTATTGCGATTCTATTGAGTCTTGTGCAGT